AATTAGTTGACAAGGTGCCCTGGTCTGCTACAGTACGGATAAGCAGACCACCCAAGTCTGCACCGCTTCCAATCCAATGAACCACCCCACTCCACTGGCTGATCAGTTCGCCGCTGTGCTGGAGCGCATGCGCCAGGCAGACGAGCGGCAGCAACGGCTCACCGCCGAGCTGCTGGCCCGTACCAGGCAGCTACTGGCAGAGCTGGAGGACTGACCCTCACCCGTCCCGCCCCGCCCCCACCTCCGGGGGCAGGGTTCGGGATCGGCGGGGATCAATAATGACATAGGGTACCTACTGATACATGCTCGAACTCCGCTCCTGTGCTACACCTCTGAACTACTTCTGTAGCATAGAGGGGGCACCGGGCAAAAGTCAAGTACCCTGTGCTACAGGGCCAAAAAATATACGCACCCACACATTCTTCTGTAGCACACCCCCATGGCAAAGGTCCCGGAACTCACGCTCCGTCACGCACAAGGCGAGGTCTTCAACGACCGCACCCGTTTCCGCGTCCTCGTCGCAGGCCGCCGCTTCGGCAAGTCCTACCTCGCCTGCATCGAACTCCTGCGTGGAGCGATCGAACGCCCCGGCGAAACCTTCTTCTACTGCGCCCCCACCTACCGCATGGCCAAGGACATTTCCTGGAAAGTCCTCAAACGCCTCGTCCCCACCTCCTGGATCAAAACCAAAAACGAAACCGACCTCAAACTCGAACTCGTGAATGGATCGATGATCGAACTCAAGGGCACCGAAAACGCCATGGCCCTCCGAGGCCGCAGCCTCTCCGGCGTCGTCCTCGACGAAGCCGCCTTCATGGACCAAACTGTCTGGTCCGAAGTCATCCGCCCCGCCCTCGCCGACAAACAAGGCTGGGGCCTCTTCATCTCCACCCCCGATGGAACGGCCAGCTGGTTCTACGAACTCTGGCAATACGCCGCCACGGGCGACTCAAACTGGAAGCGCTGGAGCTTCACCACCATCGAAGGCGGCAACGTCCCACCCGAAGAAGTCGAAGCCGCCCGCGCCCAACTCGACGCCCGCACCTTCCGCCAAGAATTCGAGGCCAGCTTCGAGAATCTCAGCGGCCTCGTCGCCGTCTCATTCAGCGACGCCAACATCGACTCCGAAATCCGCGACCTCCCCATCCTCCCCCTCATCCTCGGCGTCGACTTCAACGTCGACCCCATGACCGGCATCTGCGCCGTCAAAAAAGGCGAAGAACTCTGGGTCTTCGACGAAATCATCATGACCGGCGGCGCCACCACCTGGGACTTCGCCGAAGAAGTCCACCGCCGCTACGGGGTGGAACGCCGCACAATCGCCTGCCCCGACCCCACCGGCGGCGCCCGCAAAACCCAAGGCGTCGGCGTCACTGACCACACCATCCTCCGCAAATCCGGCTTCAGCGTCTCCACCCCCAAAGCCCCCTGGAAAGTCCGCGACAAAATCACCGCCGTCAACACCGCCCTCCTCGACGCCACTGGAACGCGCCGCTGCAAAATCCACCCCCGCTGCCGCGAACTCATCAAATCCTTCCGCACCCTCACCTACACCCCTGGAACGGGCCTCCCCAACAAAAACCTCGGCGTCGACCACGCCTTCGACGCCTTCGGCTACCTCTGCTTGCAACAATTCAACCTCGCAAAAGCTGGCCTCATGGGCAAAACATCCTATAGGCTGTACTAGAGCACAATGAATACTATGTCCGAAGAGCAAAGCGTTACCGAAGACCAAAAATTCGAGCACGAACTCGACAAATACTCCCCCGAAAACATCGACAAACCCAAAAAAGAACGTCGTACCCGTGGCGACAAACGCGCCGAAGAGTTCATCGAAGCCCGCCGCCGCCGCCTCTACCGCCACCAACTCGACGGCCACAGCACCCGCCAACTCGTCTACGACCACGCCGCCCGCGAAGGCATCGGCGTCGCCACCGCCTGGCGCGACTGGCACCAAGTCAGCATCTGGAACGAAGAAGACTGGAAAAAAGACCGCGAAAACATGCTGGCCCGCATCCAAACAATGCGAATCCGCCTCGTCAACGCGGCCATGAAAAAAGGCCAACTCCAAACCGCCGCCCAAGTCCTGGATTCCCTGGGACGTGTCCTCGGCGAATCCACGCCCGAACAAGTCTCCGTCCAAGTCCCCTTGCTTAATATCAACGTAGAACCCAAAAAAGAACCCGCCCAACTCCCCCAAGCCGAGGTAATCGATGCCATTGAAACGCGGCTACAGCCAGAAAATCATCAGCGAGAACACCAAGAAGCTGATTGACGAGGGCTACAGCCAAAAGCGCAAAAACAAGTAGAATTAACATAACCGCCGCCCGCTTCATGCCAAAACGCGGTCTCTACGCCAACATCGCAGTTGCTTACCACGGCTAATGGGCGTCCGCATCATCTCTGGCTACTCCACCCACCTGGAAGTCGATGCGGATGCCCGCATGACCCAAGCCACCTTCGTCTTCCCCACTCCCCAAGACCCTGACGACTTCGGCCAACTCATGACCCGCCTCGCCTCCGGCATCGAAGTCATGATCGAAGTCGACGACGGAGAAGAGGACGATGATTGCTGATAAAGTGAAACGGTAAGGAATGTAGTGTAAACCGTGGTCTACAGCGCAAACATCCCCCCAACAGGCGCTGTTGTCAGCGAGTCGCCCTTCGTCCGCGCCCTCGAAGTCATCGCCATGATGACCGACTGGCAAACCATGGCCGCCGTCACCCGTGGAACGAGCTACATCCGCGACCTCAGCGAAATATTCCTCCCCCAAGAACCCCGCGAAGACGACGACGCCTACCAAACCCGCGTAGACCGCTCCGTCCTCTCCCCCTACACCAGCCGCCTAATCGAAACAGCCGCTGGAACGATCCTCCGCAAACCCATCCAAATCGAGGGCGACCCCTACTGGGTCGAACTCAGCCAAAACATCGACGGAATCGGCTCCAACCTCGATGAATATGCGCGTCGTGCCCTGGTCAGCAGCCTTACCTACGGTCACAGCGCAATCCTTATCGACTACCCAGCCGCTACTGGCGCCCGAAATCTCGCCGAAGAACGTGCCATGGGACGGAGGCCGTACTTCGTCCATGTCGATGCACCACAGATCTGGGGATGGCGCCAAGAGAGCACGATGCCCGGAAGTCCACTAACCCAAATCCGCATCCACGAATACACAACCCGCCCGCTCAACGACTTCGGCGAAGAGCAAATCGAACAAATGCGGGTCATCTACCCAGGCCGCTACGACCTCTACACCCTCGGCCAAGACGTCGTCGAATTCAGCCAAACCGGCGACTACAGCCTCGACGACATCCCCGTCGTCCCCATCTACAGCAACCGCCGTGGAATGCTGCGCTCCCAACCCCCACTACTAGACATCGCCAACCTCAACATCACCCACTACCAACGCCAAGCCGACCTCATCCACGCCCTCCACATCGCCGCAATGCCCACCCTCGTCCTAGAGGGCTGGGACGACACCACCGGCTCCGCCACCATGGGCGTCAACTACGCCATCGCCATGCAACCCGGCAACAAGGCGTACTACGTCCAATCCGACGCCACCAGCTTCGACGCTCAAATGAACGAGCTGACCTCCCTCGAAGCCCAAATGTCCACCCTCGGCGTCACCAAACTCCTAGGCCAAAAATTCGTCGCCGAATCCGCCGATGCCAAACGCATCGACCAAGCCCAAAGCAACTCCGTCCTCGCCATCATCAGCCAAGAACTGGAAAGCGCCCTCAACCAAGCCTTCGATTTCGCCTCCCGCTACGTCGGCATCGAACCACCCCACATCAAGGTGGACCGTGACTTCGACTTCTACCGCCTCATCGGCCAAGACGTCTCCGTCCTCTCCCAACTCAACGAATCCGGCAAAATCAGCGACCGCCTCCTCCTCGACGTCCTCCGCCGAGGCGAAGTCCTCCCTGACAACGTTGACATCGAAGCCGAACTCAACGGCACACAGCCCATCACTGTAGTGGACAACAACCAAGTAGACTGAACTGTCCGTCTACTACAAGACCGTGTCCGAAGAACAGCAAGTTCAAGCTCCTGTGGAGCCCAAAGCACCCGCGCCCGTGGCTGATGGTGCGGACTTTGCCGCCCAAGTTGAAGCACTCAAAGCCAAAAACGCCGAGCTAATCGCCGAGCGCCGCAAAGACCGCGAAAACCGCGAAACGCTCCAGCAACAGCTCGACGAGCTAAAAAACGCCTACGAAGAAACCAAAACCGCCAAACTTGCCGACTCCGGCGACTACAAAACCCTCTGGGAAGAAGCTCAAAACACCGTCGCCGAACTCAAACAACAAATCCTCTCCAAAGACGCAGAAATGGAAAAACTCCAACAGGGGTATTCCAAACAACAAACCCGCGCCGCAACCGTCAGCCAACTCTCTCAAGCTGGTGCATTAGCACCCGACCAGCTGTATCGTTTAATTGAGGACAACATCCGCACCAAAGACGGCCAGCCTGTGGCAGTTGTCGGCGGTGTCGAAGTCCCGGTTAGCGAATACCTTGCTAATCTGAAGAACCCCGGTAGCGGTTACGAGCATCATTTTGCTGCTTCAAATCGCTCCGGCATGGGTGTAGCAGGCAGTGCCCGCGCCACCTCCCTGCCCGGCCAAAACAACCCGTGGTTGAAAGACAGCTGGAACGTAACCGAGCAAATGATCATGTTGTCCCGTGATCCCGAAAAAGCTCAGTTACTGAAAGCCGAAGCCGGAAAGTAAGTCCCCGTGGGACGCCTCTGCAAACCTTGCTAGGAGCCCCAAATGGCTGCCATTTCTGAGAACTATTCCGGCGGAACATTCCTGTCGGATCTCGTCACCCGCCCCGAATTTCTTCAGTACACCGCTGAGGGCATCTTCGAGCAATCGAAGTGGATCCAAAGCGGCATCGTGCAACGCAACGCTGCCCTGGACGCCCGCTCCGGCGGCACCCGCGTTCGCGTTCCTTTCTTCGACCCCATCAACCCCACCGAAGAGCGGATCACCTCTGCCGACGACTGGGGCACCAGCACCGGCGGCTATCTGACTCCTCAGGGCACCAGCGCTGACGAGCAGATCATGACGATCCTGCACCGTGGCTTCGCCTACGCTGCCGACGACCTCTCCCAGCTCGGCTCTGGAGCGGACCCCCTGGCCCACGTCCGCAACCAGCTGACCGCCGCCATCAACAAGCTGAAGACCGCCACCCTGAAAGCCCAACTGTGGCGTGCTCGGCGACAACCAGTATGACGCCACCGGCACCACGTCTGCCGACGAAGACAACTACATCTCCGTCGCCAACGTGATCCAAGCCAAGAAACTTGGCGAGCGCGGCGAGGAGATCAACACCATCGCCATGCACTCCGCTGTTGCTTACTACCTGCAACAGATCGGAATGCTGACCTTCAGCACCTCCACACTGGCCGCAGCCGGCGCTGTGACCTGGGGCGCAGGCGGTGTGGGCGTGTCCCAGCCCGAAGTGATGACCTTCGCTGGTATGCGCGTCGTCATCGACGACCAGCTGACCTACCTAACCGGCGGAACCTCCACCCACCTTGTCAAGTACCCCGTGTACATGTTCAAGAACGGCGTGGTCTCCGAAGGCATCCAACAGGACCTGCGTCTGGCTGCCGACCGCAACATCCTGTCCATGCAGGACGTGATCGCCGTTGACTACCACTACGGTTTCCACATCACCGGCACCAAGTGGGACGCCGCCGGCGACAACCCCACCAACGGAGGTGGCCCCGGCAACCTGGCCGCCACCGGCAGCTGGGACCTCGTGTTCTCCACCGCCAAGATGGTCCCCGTGGTCCGTCTGCTGGTCAACACCCCCTTCGATGTCAGCACCTACGACTGACCCTCAAACCAACTACAGGCCCCCAAAACGGGGGCCTTTTTTAATGCCTACAGCCCAAGCCGCTTCGCTTCATGCCGCTCAAACACCTTCTTGGTGTTCGCCGTCATCTTGTACGACCGCAGCATAATCTGATTCACAATCCCATACGTCAACTCCAACTTCTCCGCAATCCGTGGAACGCTCATCCCCACCTTCCGCAGCTTCTGGATCTCCTTAGCCACATCCTCCCACTTACGCGGCTTCGGCTCCTCAGGCTTCACTGCCCTGGGACGTCCCACACGCTTGGGCTCCTCAGACACCTTTTTCTCTACGCTGATTTCAGGCAGCTTCTCGTCGGGAATCATGAAAAAAGTAAGACTCTTCGTCCTTAAGGGTACTACAAAATCGTTTATCGACGTCCCATACGGCTCCCAAGACGAAGCCCAAGCCGACATCGAAATAAGCGGCGGCACCGTCTACCACGCCACCGTGATTGGAGCGACCCCCAAACGCCGCAAAGCTAGACTGAGAAAAAGCCTGTACTAACCGTGGCAGCTGCCATCGACGCCACTCTTGAAGGAGCCTCATCCAACAGCTACGTCACGCTGGCGGACGCCGACGCCTACTTTGAAACCACCCCATCTAGCACCACCTGGGACGACAAATCTGACGACCAAAAGAACCGCGCTCTCATCTCCGCGACGCGCAATATCGACGTAATGACCTTTTACGGCGAACGCTGCACAACCACCCAAGCCCTCAAATGGCCCCGCAAAAAATACACAGTTGACGGAATTGAACTGGCCTGCACCTTCATCCCTGACGAAATCAAAATCGCCACATTTGAGCTGGCCCGTGCCCTCGCCAACGACACCGACGCCCTGACCGGCAGCACCGGAACAACCGGCATCTACGACCAAGTCGAACTCGGCGAACTAAAAGTCAAATACAACACCAGCACCCAAACTCCCGGCCTCATCAACAACATTTTCGACGTCTACCCCTGGCTGCAGTCCTACCTAGGCGCCTACACCCGCGCCGGCGCCGGCAACCACCCCGTCCGCCTATACCGAGGTTGACATGGGACGCATCGACGACACCTTCGGCCCAGTTCCCGACCAAATCCTGGCCGACTGGGGCCAAGACATCACCTACATCAAAACCGCAACTCCCCGCACCTACAACCCAACCACCGGAGCCGTTACTGGAGCGGACACCCAAGTCACCGTCAAAGGCATCATCAGCCGCCTAACCCCCCGCGAATCCGAGGGCCTCTACCAAACCACGGATGTTAAGATTCTTATCGGAACCTCAGAATTGGGCGACTACTACCCAACCGAAGCCGACCGCGTCCAATACCCCCAGGCTGGAGCGACCCGCGAAGCCAAGATCATCAACGTCCTGACCTACCGTGGTGACAACCCCGTCTACCACACCCTTATCGTGAGGCCCCAGTAATGGCCAGAAACGGTGTCTGGAAGCTACTAAAAGAGCTGGACCGTGTAGCGGCCACAACTGTGTTCAACGGCCCAAAAGCAGCCGCTGAACGCACAGTCCGCGAACTGCAGCAAGAAGGCCCGAGCTGGACTGGCAAATTCTCGAATTCCTGGCAAATTGAAAGCCCCCTTGGTGCGTCCGGCAGCTCAAAAGGCGACGGCCAACCAGGCGAACCCCGCCCCATCTATTCTCCAGCACTTACGGGCCGGCAGGTTGTAAAAAGCATCCTTACCAAAGACAAAATCACGTTTACAATCTCAAACTTTTCCAGTTACGTTCCAGAAGCAACTGATTTGGTGGAAAGTGCATTTATCCGGCCAACCCCCATGCCCCAAACACAATTAGGTCTCCGCAAATTCAGGGAAGGCGACGGCGGTCGTCAACAGCCGTCCTACCGTGGCTACATCGGCGGGGGCGACCCTAACCGCGAATCCAGCGCCACAGCAGATCTCGACTGGTTTGCCACCTACGTCGAGGGCGGCAAGCTCGACCGAGCCGTCAAAATTGAAATGGACGATCTATTCAGCTGATGAACTACCAAGCAATCCGAGCTTCCATGGAGTCACCGCTGCTGACAGCGTTCAACAACTTGGTACCGCCTGTCCCGGTATATTTCGACAACATCACTGCAGTCCCACCCAACACAACCACCGAATACGTCCGCGTCAACATCACATTCGGACTAACCAACGAACCAACGCTCACATCCAGCGTTGACAATGCCCGTGGAGCGCTCGTAATCCGCATCTTCACCGAAAAAGGCCGTGGTCCGGCCCGCAACCAACAACTAGTAACAACAGCAGTAAACGCCCTAGAAACAATCAATGACACCGCAAAAACAACCACAGGTGTCTACGTCAAGCTCGGCGAAATCAACGGCCCAACATTCTCAGCCACAGAAGAATCACCCCATTTCATGGGCCGCATCGATACTGGCTACACAGCGACTGTGTTGTCGTAACTACTTGCGCTAACCTATAAGAAGCCGGGCAGTGCCCGCAGAAATCTCTATTTCCTGGTACGCCCCATGGCCACCACCGTTCTGTCCGGCACTTCCGGTGCCCTCTACTACAAGCCCGCTGGTACGACCGGCACCTTCGGCGAAAGCGATGTTGCCTTCGCCGACGACGAAATCACCGTTGCTCCCTACCTGAACTTCAAGGTCGGCGACCCCGTTGTGTTCAGCATCGTGGACAGCCAAACCGGCGGTTCCGGCACCGGCACTTTGCCCGATGGCATCAGCGATTCCATCACCTACTACGTCATCAGCTATACCGCTTCCACCGGCGTGCTGGAGGTGTCTGCCACCCTTGGCGGCGCAAGCATCACTATCGTCGATGAGGGCACCGCCAACGCCCCTAACGAGTTCCAAGTCGCCTACGCCGACTTCGCCGTTGTCGGCCAAGTCCGCGACTGGAGCTTTGAGATCACCCGCGCTGAGATCGACGTTACCACGATCGGCCAAACCCCCGGTCAATACGTCCCCTTCCGCGCCTACATCGCCGGCTTCGGCGACGGCACCGGCACCGCAACGGTCTACATGACCAACGAAGACGCCGCCCTCTCCAACCGCATGGTCGAGGACGTGCTCCAACGCCAGCAAGTCGGCGCCGCCTTCAAGCTGTACACCGACCGCGTCTTCTCCGGTGGTTCGCTCGACGACACCCTGAGCCGCTCCATTGAGTTCGATGCCACGCTGACCTCCGCCAGCATGAACATCAACCCCGACGATGCTCAATCGGTCACCGTGAACTTCCGCCCCGCCGGTGTTCCTTCCTTCGACCTCAGCACCAGCGCCTGATAGACCGCTATAGGATACGGATAAACGCCCCGGTTCGCCGGGGCTTTTTCATGCTGGAACGCTACAGTAAACCTATACACCATCATTTGCTATGCCGGTCCCTACCCGCGCCATCGACCGCCTGCGTAAGGCCGCCAACCTCGAACCCACCAAGCGCGAAATCGAACTCTCCGACGGCAGCATGTTCGAGATGTACGTCAGCCCACTGACCATGGCTGAGCGCGAACGCGCCCAAAAGCAAGCAAAATCGGACGACGCCTCCGCATTTGCACTCCAGCTGCTGATCAGCAAAGCCATGGACGAAAACGGCAAAAAGCTGTTCTCCCCCGGCGAAATCGACGTCCTCAAAAACGAAGTCAAAGACAAAGACCTCCAAGCCCTGATGCTCGGCATCCTCGATGACGGCAACGACGAGCCGATGGACCCAAAAGCCTGATCGCGGATCTTCGCAAAGACAACTGGCTCATGCTCCAATTTGGCGTCGCCAAAGAACTCGGCATGAGCCTCTCCGAAGTCCGCACCACCATGACCCCCGAAGAACTTATTGCCTGGAGCGCTTACTTTAGTATCCTAAACGAGGATCAAGAAAAGCAAATGGAGAAAGCCCGCCGCCGCAGATGAGCGGGCTTTTCGCCGCCTACAATAAAGTACGACGTACCAGCCCTGGGCCGTGGCTTACAGAGCAGAAATACAAATCGGCGTAAAGGGCGTACAGCAGTTAACGCAACTACAAAAGCGTCTAGAGGGAACAGCATACAAAATTGACGAGATAAACAAAAAACAGGTACAAGCGTTTGGCGGTTTAGCGCAAAGCATAAAAAACTACGCTAACCAATTACAGCTAGCCGAAAAAGCTCTGTTTAATGTTGCCGCTGGTACGTCCCAAGAAGCACGTGCGGTAACTAACTATGTTGCTGCTCTCGGCAACGCAAATGCCGCCCGCGCCAGGCAAAATCAACTGATTGAAGAAGAAATCCAACTACAGCGCAAAGCAGCTCTAGCTTCAAAAGGTATCCGTGAAACCACCCAATATGCTGGTCCGATCGGTCCAGGTCAAGCATCCTCCATTTTAGGTGGTCAATCGGCGCCTGTAGCTGGACGTATTGAGCGGATCATTAACGCTCGTAACGATGAGCTACAACTCCAAACTGCACTCCTAAAGCTCGAAGAAAAGTCAGCCGAAGAACTCAACAAAAAAGTACAAGCACAGCAAAATCTGGTTGCAGGTACACAAGAAGTTCTGAAGTTACTGGAACGGCAGTCTGGATTAAGCCAGTACGATCGGCCTTTGCCCGTCCCTGGAGGACTTCGCACAGAGCAAGTCCTAGCTTCCAGAGCTGCAAAACGAACAGAGTCTTTAGCGATTGAGCAAAGACTACAAAGAGTCGCAGCATCTACTGTAACTCAATACAACTTACAGCTAGGTATTCTGCGCCAGATGGCCGCAGTAGGGAAACAAATTGGAAAAGCTACGCAGCAGGAACTCTTAAACCAACGTCGCTTAAACCGTGAACTGCGCGTACGGCAAGGACGCGAACTTCAACGCCGTCGCCGCGAAGCCACCAGCAGCGCCATCATCGGTGGCGCGTTCCCGCTGCTGTTCGGCCAAGGCGTAGGCGCCGCAGCAGGCGGCGGACTTGGCGGTGCTGCCGGCGGCGCTCTCGGCGGCCAATTCGGCTTCGGCTTGTCCTTGGTTGGAACGGCAGCCGGCCAAGCCGTTGACAACTTCATCAACAGCATAAAAACACTCGGGGAATCCTTAAAAGATCCGGCGCAGACACTCACAGCATTAGAGGAAGCTGGCTTCGCGGTTGACGACTCAGTCAAACAAACTGTCGAACAGCTCCTCGAAGCCAACAAAGTCTATGAGGCCCAAACCGTTGCGCTCCAGCAAATCACCGACACCCTCGGCCCTGGTTCGGTAGAGCTGCT